GGTGAGGACGATCTGCTAAAACGATTAGCTAGGGCAACTAAGCCTATGGCACTATATTTTGGGACATCAACGTGTAGGGCTGATCCAGAAAGTCAGAGATTATACAACAGAAAAAATTTATTTACAAGATTGCATGTTGTCGTGCTTGATGACATAGGCACTAAAGTTCCTGTAGAAAAAATACCCAAGAACTTGCAGCCTACATATATAATTGAAAGTAGTCAGGGAAACTATCAATACGGCTACGTGTTAGAGAAGCCTATTGACATATTAGAACATGCACAGGCATTAGTGCAGCTAGTATATGAAAGCGGCTATAGTGATACTGGCGGAATGATGCCTACAAAATTAGTTAGGCTACCAGGCGGGGTTAATAACAAGCCCGGGCCTAAACAATATTTCCCTGTTAAACTTATAGCTACTGATGGCCCTACTTGGACACCAGAAAAATTACTGGAGTGTATGGAGATTGAAGTTGCTTGGTCTGAGGTAGTAGAAGATGCTGAAGGTCTGACAAGACGTAGAGCGGCTAGAAGTGTAGGAACATCGCCTTGGTCGCCAATAGTAGCTGAAGCTCCGGCTATGGGCGGTATTGTAGACCCAATACTTGAATGGCTGTACGAAGAGAAAAAAGTACGTTCAGAGAGTGATGAGTGGGTTGAGATAGAATGTCCTTGGAGTGTTAATCATACTACTCCCGGAGACACCGCAGGGTACATGCCTTTAGGTAGGAGTAAAGAAAACGGAGATAGGCGAGCGTTTAAATGTTTTCATGGTCACTGTGATAGTATGAACACTAGTGATTTCTTACATTACGTGGCGACCAACGGCGGCCCAGAATCAGGAGTATTTGACCCTGCGGCAAAGTTGGTAGCGGGGTGGGCATACGACAGTTCAAGCGATATTGTCTGGCAGATACAAGGCGTGACCCAACCTCGCAGCATTACAATGAACGCCTTCAAAAATACTTTCCCCCGAAAAGTTAGGGTGTTTACTAGAGATGGTAAAGCTAAGTCTGTAGCTGAAACGCAGTTGTGGCTAACATCACCCGGACGAGTTGTAGTACAAGGTCAAACATTTAATCCTAGAGATACTGCTAAAATTGTTACTGACGGACAGGATTTAAGAATAAATATGTTTCACCAACCTGAGTGGGGTGAAGGTGCGTATGATGAAGCTGACGTAAAAATGTTTATGGCGTTCATAACGTATTTAGTACCTATAGACGCAGAGAGAGAATATTTTCTTGATTGGCTATCAGCCAAGATGCAAGACCTTAGTTTTAGAGGTGCGGCTATACTTATGATAGCCAAGCAACAGGGAACCGGGCGTACTACACTAGCTGATATGATAGAAACTATAATTGGCATAGAGAATGTAGAGAACGTACCTTTCAATAGACTTACTGGAGATGGCGTGTTTAACGATTGGATGGAGAAGCCACTTGTTGTCACAAACGAAACTAAAGATACTTCGGACACTAAAAGCTATTTTAAAGTGTATGAGAGTTTAAAAGATTATATAGACCCAAGGCCGAAACGTGAACGTATTAACCCAAAGTACGGACAGCATAGATTTAGCATGGTATATTCAAGCTACCTTATGTTTTCAAATCACGATAACGCCCTAGCGGTGGCAGGCGGTGATAGGCGGTTCTATGTCATGCAGAACGCTATCACCCCTGCCTCGCCTGCTTATTTTACGGACTTAAATAAATGGCTAGAAGTTAAAGATGCTATAGGCAGACCTAAGTGGGCTAAGTCTATCTGGCGATGGTTACGAGAAAGAGATATAGACTTAGAGGCGCTCCTAGCTCCTGCACCTAGCACTGAAGCTAAGAAAGCAATGATAGCAGCATCTAAGAACCCGCTAACGGTAGCAGTAGAAGCTATAATAGATGCAACACCTGGGGATTTCATACTTATATCGGACGTTAGACATGCCGTAAATCATTTTGCAGTGCGGCTAAACCTACATAATATATCAAATTTAGATATGCAGATTAAAGCGGTTATGCGTTACAAAACTGAAGGTTCTTCCTGCGGAACTATAAAAATAGACGGTAAGAATGTTAGACCAAAAATAAAAATGTTGTCGTTGGCAAAGCCAGGGTATGTAGCTAGGTTTCTTATAGAAGATATTAGTAAAATAGACAAAGCGTTTATACGAGAACAAGTTAGTATGTTAGATTCAGAAAAAATAAAAGACGCAGTAAGTAATGCTCTTGATCTAGCCGATGCCTAGTGATACTATTTTAAAAAATAAAGAAATTTCAGAGGACAAAAATATTATGAATAAATTTATACACCAACAGAGATACGCCGAACGGCAGAAGACCCGCAAAGGTCACGCACAGGTAAAAGTGTGGGTTCCAGAAGATAAGCGAGAAGAGTTATTAAGTTTTGCAAACAGTCTAAGAAAAAATTTTACTGGAGATGAAAAGCCTGCGGATTCCCCGGCTGTAAAGGCATTAAAGAAGATAATGGATATGGCGGATAGAGTGCCGGGCTTAGAAGTTATTTCTAAAACTGCTAGGCAAGGTATAAATCCAGACTAAGCCCACTTACCTGTTCGTATTTGCTCTGCTATTTCAATAGCTCTATTGCCAGTTTGCGTAGCCCATTTACTATCAAGTAAATGCAAAGCACCGTTTTCAAAGTCGTTTTCTTTCATAGAAGCTAAAGCATTCTTAAATTTCTTCACGCCATTTATCCCGATATTAAAGGTTAAGTTTATTATGGCGCTAGACCGAGCATCGTTCCAAGACGACATCCAAGGGAAAGCATTAAGAACTTGTGTTGTAGCTGTAAGCACATCATTGCGTAACAGCATTTCACTTTCTTCTACTGTTAAGCCTACATCGTCTAAGTTACGACCGTAACCTACAGTTTTTTTACCCGCACTGCATGTGTAAACAGTACTACGGAAACCTTCATGTATCTTTAGTTGTTCTAAAAGTTTATTCATTTTTTGTCCAATTTTACGCGCTCAAAACTGCGGAGCCCTGCGAGCCCAAGCATGCCGCTGAGGACGGGCATCATAACAGCCATATCAGCCTGTGGTACTACAACACCAAAAGCAGCTGCTAAAGGTGATATTAAAAAATTTACCGCTAAACCAAGCACACAAACATATCCGCACAAAGGCCGCCAAGAAGACTGAAACCAGTTACCTTTGGCATCCGCAGTATTTAATTCAATTTGTGCAAGTGCCAAACCTTGTGCATGTTTTTCTGACATGGTGGCTATCTCGTGTGCCAACGCTGCCTTTTGATCTTTGTCCTGTATAAACTTATCTAAAAGACCAGTTACTGGAGTTATTAATTGTGATAACATGCTGTCCTCATTTCAGTGGGTTTTTAACTGCCTCATCAAACGCTTCCCACAAATCATCTATCTCTGTAGTGTATTTGTCAAGTTGCGTATCAAGACCGTCTGTAATTGTTTGTGCTTTTTCTACTTGTGACCTAAGGTCAAGCAACGCACTTTGCTGCTCAAGAATAGTATTCATATTGGTGCTTATTTCTGTAAGCCGGGGAGCAAGACCTCTAACATCGTTGTCTTGCATAGCTTGTTCTAGTGACTGTAACCGACTTAATATTAGAGTATCTTGGCTACCTAACTCTCCTATGCCGACAGCATATTGTCCGTTATCTGCCTCGACAATTTCAAATCTCTTTACAGCGTCATAACCAAAATAAATAGCACCAGAAATAGCAGATAAGACAGGCAATGCTATTGTTATATACATTGCTTTAAAAGATACGCCTCCTGCCTTTATATCAAGCTCGCTCATTGCGTATAACTTGTATTTGCATAGAGTTCGTCAGCAGTGATCATTTTGTCAGTAAAAAACCCTTGAAAAGACATATACAGATTGTTGTCATAACTAATAACAAATGTATCAATATCTTGGGTGTACTGAATTGCTGAATAACTTGCTACAGCTATATTGTTTTGTGCAGAGTAGTTATCAACAGCAGATGTTATACTTGTATCTTGTGCAGCAGCTAAAAATGCACCGGCTTGCTGTGAAAAGGTTTCTACATTAACTACAGCAGTATTGTAAGCATTTACGTCTGTTTCTGTTATAGTCATATCAGTCTGCACTAAGGCTTGCTGCACTTGTAGCTGCTCTTGTGTAGTATCAGCGTTAATAGCCAGTTCTGCCACTACAGCCACTGTTGAAAGCTTGCTAGTAGCACCTACTAACTCATCAATACTAGTGTGCATGTCGTCAATAGCCTTTTCATGCTTTTCAAGAAATATCTCTTGTGCGTTTTGATAGTTTGCAGAAATAACTGTTTGTACAGCGGTATTATAATTTGTAACCATTGTGTTGTTAATTAAAGCATAGTCACTAATCCCGGTCTCAACAATTCTACCCTGGTGTCCGGCTAAATCAACAGTGTTTGCACCGTACCTAGTGAATGACTGGGCAGTTACATCAAGTTTGGCTTTAATTGCTGCTGCTGTAGCGTGTAGATTATCTATTGTTACGTCTGCGTGTGCTTCTGTAGCGATCAGAAACGCTCCTGTAATCAGTAACTTTTTCAACATGTGTTAATTCCTTTCCTATTCTTAACAACTCATTCCAAAAGGTTTTGTCTTTTTTATAGCCTATGACAAATTCTCTTGGATTACTACGCATCTTTTCAAATGCCTCTCTGCCAACTAATAACTTGCCTCTATTTATATCCATTACAGGACATGGCGTGTTGGCTAGTGCCATTGCTCTAAATATTTCAGCGTTACCGCACATTACAGATATACCAGATACTTGCAGTCCCATACCGCCTATTTGTTGTGGAGTACCTAATAATCTTGCATCTTTACGCCTATTACACTCTTCATCCTGTGACATACCGCCAAAGCTAAAACCAAATAAACTAACTTGAATGCCACCGGTCTTTGGTATTAGGCAACTGTCCTGACCACCGCCACCAATAATTGTCGGTGATATAGCTGATGGTGGTGGTTGTGATCCCGGACTGCTCCCTGCTCCATTATAAGTGTTACTTTCTGAAACGCTGTTATTGTTGCTATCCACAGTAGCGTCACTGATATTAGTGTTAAGATCGCCTGTAACATCCTGTCCTAATGCTGTACTGGGCAGTCCAAAACACGCTGATATTGCGATAACTGACATAACAACATTACGGCAGCTTCTTTTTGTTCTAGTATATGCAATAGCTCTGCATCTTGATTTGTCTGGCATTTCACATCATTCTCTGGACATGCTTGCGTATAAATAGTGCTTTGACATCCCGATAAAAGCAGCAAAAGCATTAACCTCATTTTATGGCTCATTTAATCTATCAGTTATAACTTTTAAATGCTCAGGAGTTAATGGTTTTGTAATTAAATCAGCAATATCAGCATATTTAATTTGTTTATTTCTTTCATTTCTATTTTGCCTAACCATACTAACTCCTTTTTCAACAGCAGATTGTATAAAACCACCTCTTGCCATATTGTCATAACTTTCACCAGCAGCTCTTGTTGGCTCAGTTGGCGAATTTATTCTTGTAGAAATTTGTTGTGCTTTTCTACCGCTTTCATTAGCCACTTTAAGCATATCTATAAATTTTTTGCTGTTTGTTGGATTTTGAAATATAGCATTTATTTTATTTTGCAGTCCTTCTGATTTTATTAATTTATTAATACGATTTGCATTCAAATTTCCATCTACCATTATATCCAACAAGCCACGCATAAAACCTGATTTATATATATCTTTTTCTGATTTAGTCATTCTATCTAATCGAATAGTAATGTCATCAGCAGTAACCCTATTTTTACTTCCAGCTTGTCGTCCATCTGCCA